CTATCGCTCTACGCTGCTATAAATCGTCTCGCAGGCTATCCCCGCGCTGTAACGCTCGTCAGCAATGTGAGCATAGCTTGCAGCTTCCTCTGCAATGCTTCCGAGCACGTCGGCGAGCACTCCGGCCCCGGAGTTGGTTGCCGCGCCTCCGGCGGCAGCGGGCGAATTACCGGCGCGCTTTGCGGCGTCCAACTGGGAAGCGAGTCGCCCGGATTGGTCGCGCAGCTGGTTAACAGTGTCGCGCAGAGCGGCAGCGCCAGCAGCTGCCAGCGCAAGTCTATTTTGTGCATCCTTTACAGCCTCATCGCGGGCAATGCTGCGCCCTTGTTCTATCAGTCTCGCCGCCGTCTGCGCGTTAACTTCCCGCGTCAGCTCTGCGCGGTCGCGCACCGTTCCGGTGTACAGGCAACCGGCTGCGAACGCAGCAGCCAGCCCTATTCCTATAATCGCGGTTCTAATCATCCAGCCCCCAGCAGGCTAACGCCGATTCCTGATCTCGTCGCGCCACTTGGCCATAACAGTTACTTGCCTTGATCCGGCAATCCTTACCCCTGTCTCTCACCCACCATCGTAAAGCCTCGCAAGCCCCGCGCCGGTCACCCGCATTTAAACGCGCGTAGAACGTGCTAGAGAAGCATTTAGCGGGGCCGATGTTATACGGGCAGAAAGATGCGATCCCGGCCTTCTGCGGCGCTGTCAGCGCGATTTTGACGTGCTTCTCTACCCACTCCAGCGCCCTATCTCGCTCAACCGCATTCGCCTGGCGACATTTCTCCACCGTTACGCGCTGGCCAGCGGTCACCGGCTTGCCATCGAGCTGCGTTACTCCCCGGCAGATAGTCCAGATTTCGGAGCCGTCCCGGTATGCGATCAAACTGTTGCCCTCTTTCTCATCGAGCAACTGATCCAGCAGTTGCGGCGCGGTCGCACCGGCAGCAATAAGCGCTAGCATTGCCGCGCTTAATTTAAATTTCCTCATGAGCTAACCCAGCAGCTGCAGCTGCATCCTTGCGGCGGTCGTCTTTGATTTTGAAATAGAGGCTCGTTAAGTAGGTTAAGAGGCCGAAAGCGATAGACGCCAGAACGCCGATCGCCGCCCATTGTGATGGGGTGATTCTGTCGAGTAGGTTAAGCATCCAATAGCCCCCGCTAATAGTTGACGATGTGTAAGACGCGCGCGCGGCAACGTCTGCGATAGTGGACATTTTCGACATAGTTTTTTGCCTTACCCCCGCCGGGGGGTGATTGATTAATCTTTATCGAAGGTAAGGCGCTGCGGGGGTCAGAATCCTGACTGAAAACGGTTAAAAAAAACCCGCACGGCGGCGGGCTTAATAGGGGATGTTGTTAGGGCTTGAAATCCATAGGCGCATTTTTAAATATCTCATATACGGCCTTACTTGGCGGCTTAGGCATTTTCGCCTCCATTGTTGCTCTTGTTGCCGCTCGGCATAGCGCCGGATCTCCCCCCTCTGATTTGACATCTAAAAGTGTGCCATCGGGAGCCAGCTTAACGCGCAATGTGCAGGATTTTCCCGTGTAAGAGGATGCATCATAGAAACGGCTCTCAATGGCGGCTTTAATCTGCCCTGCGTAGTTACTGACATCTGCACCTGATGCACCATTGCGGGAAGTGCTCTGCATCGTGCTGTCACGCCGTCTGCTGGCCGGTTTAGAGGGGGACAAATCGCCAAATAAATCGTCTACATATCCAGCGGCAGCTCTCTTTTCAGCAGCGGCCTTTGCAGCAGCGGCTTTTTCAGCCGCAAATTTTTTCTTCGCTATTGCTAGTTTTGCCGCTATCTCAGGCGTTGGCTCGAGCGAGAATGGGATGCTTAGCCCGCCCCTAGTTCTCAACAAATGCCCCTTTATGATGCTATTCATTGGCGGGAATTTGACGCCAACTAATGAGCGCTTGGCGGCTTCACATAATCCTTTATCCCCTGTGCAATCGCTGCGTAAGAGCTGCCCTTTAGCATCAAGATGCACCGTCACAGTTGATTTTTTCCAGAAATAATCTTTGCCATCTGGAAACCTTAAGGCCATAGCGTTAGCTAATTTTTCGTAGTATGCGTCAATAAACTGTTTGCCAATTTGTGCCTCTTTCCGCTTACGTATGTTCTTTGCTGCTTCCCCGTATGCTCTCATCATTAGCGCCATATTCCTTGCGGCTGCTTTTGTTTGTTCCTCTTGTTCAATCATCTCGTTTTCGAACTGCTTAACAAGTTCTTGATAGGTCATCTCTTTTGCAAGAGCCTTCCCGGTAATAACTAACGAGCATAAAAGAATTATTTTTATTGGCTTTTTCATATATTTCATTTTCACCAAAAAGCCCGCACGGTGGCGGGCAATTGCTGGCAGTTAGTTGAAATCTGCGTCACGGTTATTACGTTTAAAATCTGGCTCAATGCGTGGCTTCGCTGGCAATTGCTCACAGATATCGCGCAAATACTCGCAGCACTTAAACGCGACAATAGTGAACTCAAGTGGAATGCGCACGAAAAGCGCCCCGACTATCCATATGATCCCACCTCCATCTATCGCCATCCAAACGCAAACAATTACACATAAAGCATAAAAAATAGACATTAGTGATGGGGTAATAAGGCGATCAAAGGTAAAAAATCCCATTACAACAACTCCTGATAAATGCCCGCACGGTGGCGGGCTGCTGGTCAATTCTTCGGTGTTACTACCGTCTCGATCCGGTTGTAAACCGTGGTGTTTGCGGGTACATCTTTATTGATAAATGTATGTGCGCCTATCGTCGCATTATCTCCAATGTTAACCTTTCCGATAATGCACGAATTAGCGCCAATAGTGACGTTATCGCCAATTATGGCTACACCGTCAGCCATACCTTTTTTGTTGCCGATTGTCGTACCTTGACGAACATCAAAGTTTTTCCCAATGATAATATTTTCTTTGATAACCAGCCCATGATAATGGCCGATATGTAAACCCGGCCCGATCACCGCACGAATATGAATATCAACACCGTAGCGCAAACATAGCTTTTTATATTTACTTTTAGCGTACTTCCCCAAAAAGAATTTATTATTATGTGAAACATATTTGTAAACTCTAAACCAGAAATAAAACCTTTTCTGACTGTTTACCGCGCCTTTTCTTATAGCGCGCATCCATGAAAAAGGTTTGGTATCGCCTTTCAAAACTTCCCGGTACAAGCATTCTTTTAAAAATTCTTTGCTGGCTGGATTGTTCATTTTTTTCGCATAAAGAAAAGCCCGCGCGCTGCGGGCTTAGGTATCTATAAGGAACTGGAAAAATTAAAACTTGTAGCCGAGGCCAGCAGAGATCCCGCTGGTTTTCCATTCACCGCCGTTAGATGCCTCATACGCCAGATCAAGGGTAATACCCTTATAAATATTGAACTGTGCGCCTGCGCCGTAGGCCAGATCAGTTTGGTTTTCGCTGGCATGGAAATCGCCGATATCGCCGGAGGTGTTAACGCTCAGCTTCTTATCTGCGACGCCTGCCATAGCATAAACGCTAACGTAGTTATTAATGCGGTAAGACGGGCCAGCCATAACAGCCAGGTAAGAGCCTTTAACACGAGATTCTGCACTTGATGCCGGTGCGGTTTCGGTAGAGTAAGCAGTCTCACGCGCCCAAGAAATTGCGGAGATAACGCCGAGGGTGTCGGTGATCTCATAGCGGTAATGCACGGAAACGCCGCCGAGGTTGCTATATCCTTCCGGGCTATAGTTCACAGCATCTTTACCATAAGCAGCCAGAGCTGCAGCATTCCATGCGTCCATTGCAGAGCTTGCTGTATCTGCAACGTCTTTCATGCCAGACGATTTTGTCTGGAAATAATTAACGGTAAGAGTTGAATCACCGGCTGTAGCTGCAGCGTTGCCAGCGAAAACAGCAGCAGCAATAAATAAGGCTAATTTTTTCATTTTGAAATTCCCGTATTGATTAAGAAATGGGGAGCGTACATTTTTAACCAGATAAAGTTCAATAAATCTAAATAACATTAGGAATATATCAAGAAAAGCAATGCGATTTATTTAATTGACTGCAAAATTGACGCTATATTTATAAATTAATATTTCAGCGTTGTTTTTAAATATTTCAAAAAATAAGGCCGCTCAATGCGGCCTTTTGTTAATATCCGATGGCGAGCCAGAAAACGTTTGTCCCTGTACCGCTACCAGAGTTATCTGTTGCAGTAAATCCGGTATTGGTTGGCTCACCATTTACCCATACTTGCCAATCTCCTATTCCTCCAGTTGAAAATATTGTTAGCTGGACATTAACGCAAGCTGTAGGGAATGGCGTTGGGAACGTCACGCCGATAGCTGCGCCAAGTCCGATATCTAGTCTACCCCACTGCAACGTAATCCCCGCGATAGTCAGCGAGCCATTGCTACCCGGATTAGATTGGCCCGGCGGGTTGTTTGTGATCTCGTTTTGAATCTGATTGGCAACATAAGTTTGAATGTAGTTACTCAGCTTTCCGCTATTCCACACCGCGCCGGTGATGTCGCCAGACTCATCAAGTACCGCTGGCGTTGTCGGCGTACCATCACCAACGATAACGGAATTAGTTGCGGTCAAGCTTCCACTGATAACGGTAGATCCACCTATCGCTACACCTGATCCAGCTTTGGGAGCAATAGCAATGCCGCCCGCCTCTGCCAGAGTCATAGCATTGCCGCCGTGGACATTGCCGAGATGCAGATCATTATCGTTGTCGGTAACGCTTCCAACATACCAATGCATGCCGCCAGCAGAGTCGAACGCATACAGATAGCTTTGGGCGTTAGCTGTCAGCGGATGAATGGCGAACGCGCCACCATCGCCGAAAATGGTAAGCGGCCCGCTCATGGTGTCGCCGGTTTTTTTCACACGGTTATCGAGCGCCGCTTGTACTGTTCCCTCCGGGGTTGCGCCGATCAGGGTCGCGCCGGTGTCTTTGGCCAGCTCAATAAATACATTTTCCGCGCTGCCCGGATAGGGGGCGACGATCATCGGCTGGCCGTTCTTATCGAACGTGAAAACGCGGTTAGCACGCGCACCGGCTGCGGGCAAAATATTTACTTGTGTCTCAGGGACACGAAGAGAGCGCGCGAAATAGTTACTCCCCTGTAAATCCGTATAACGTTTGTTAACGGCATCCTGCGGGTTAATCGGATCTTCTAAATTCTCGATGCGATAAGGCACGGCGTTATAAGGCCCGCCCAGTAGCGGGCGTTGCAGGCAGAGATCGAGATAAATAAATGCCCGCTGGATGGCCATCCAAATGCGGTCAAAATCCTTATTAACCGTATCGGCCAGCAGATCGCCGTTGTCCTGGTAATCTGCCAGACGCGAGGTAGGCACTACGCGCTCTATGAAAACAACCGAGTTCGCAGCCGGTGGCGTCAGCATAGTGACGTTACCGCCGCCCTGATTGCCTGCGCCCGTGACACTGTAACCGGTAGTTACGATCACGCCATCAATCGAGATTTGCAGGTCGTTAGGGGTGATGATGTAAAAATCGTATGGGAAAACGGTTGTTGCCCCGTTCGCCGTATACGTGATGTAAGGTTGATGGCTTGATACAGACATAGCGCCTCTAATAATCGGTTTCGACGTGGTGATCGCCGTCTATCGGTCGCCAATTTTCGCGGCCTTCTCCGGTCGGATTCCCGACTAATTTCCCGATACGCACCGGCGTTTGACTAATAGCGCCCGCGCCGGAGTCGATAAAGTCATCATGTTGGTTTGTCAGCTCCGGGTTAAAGTCTCGCATCTGGCCATACATCGGCCCATCTAACACGTCGCTATGCGCCCATAGGAAGCCAGACGTTAGCGGAGCCTCAAACGCGTCCAAAATGCGCTTCTGCTTGTTCGTAACGCTGTACTCTTCCTTAACCCCGCACCCCGTCCCTTTTAGCGCCTGTAACAGCAATTTACCGGCGAAAGAGCCGGGGCCGTTCACCTCTACGCAGACTTTTGGGATCTGGTATTTGATAACCAGTTCCTTAATCTGCATTACCTGCCCGCCGATGATTTTGTCGTTGTCGTCGAACGTGGCCAGATCGCCTTTCAAGTCCTGGCAGACATGCCAATACAAATGGCCGCGCGAGTCGGTAAGCATCAGAGAAAACGCGGAGGCATCGGCTTTAACCTTGCCGGTTGCCACGTCCCACCACGCCACCGCGCCAACGATTTGCACGGAGCCGAGCCACATCGAGAAAGCCCTATTTGCGTAACGTAACTCAGGCTCAACGTTATATTCACGGATGCGATCCGGGTCTAAACGCACATCGCCGATCGGCTTGCTATGCAGCTGATACTGGCTGCCGCGCGCGAACATTGAGGCGTTACGCCTATCGTTAGCCCCCTCAACCCACCATTGTTCAACGGTGCCATTACCCGGCGGCAGTAAGCCCTGCGTTAGCGGGTGGTTGCGCAGTATGTTCTGCGTGTCGCGGCTGGTTTTAAGCGCGGTAGTGTCTGATTCTGACTGGTGCAAAATGCGGTACTGGCGATCTGTATAAAATCGCCAGGCGTTATAGATAGCCAGAATAGTGGACTTACTGAAACCACGGAAACAGCGCAGCACCGCGAGCTTTCCACGGTGTTGCATCCAGTTGCAGGCGACAATATGACAATCTGGCACCTTCCACCCCATGCGCTCCGCCCACATGAGATAGAAGGCAACAAACGAGATCATTTGCGCCCTTTCATAGCGCGATCAATGGCGGCAGCTGCTTCGCGCTCTGCCTCTGCGACACGCTTCCCTAAATCAAATTCCTCGTCTTTGTCTGTCGGCTTGTCTTTGCCGTTGTAGTTCATCAGGGAGGTGATTTTGTTCAGCAAAACGAGCGTGGCGGCGGCGTTCTGCTTGCACCAGTAGCGATCCCCCCGGTCAACTTTGCTCATGCGCTCAAGCGTCTGGCCAGCTCCGGGCCAGTTATCCGGGTTGATTTCTTCTAAGACGGTTTCAGTAAGTTTTTCTGTGAGTTCAGTTAGGCGGGTTTTGTGATCGTCACGCATAAAAAAGCCCCATTTTGATTAATGGGGCTGATCGTTGACCGGCGGCGCGGTCGGAATCCTGACTACTGTCGGGAGGTTATTGCGCCTGTTGCAGTTCTTTTTTACGTGCGAGCATTCCCTTAATATTCGACGCTGGGTAATGCATCGTTACATCACTACGAAAAGAGAATGTGAATGCTTTTCCGCTGTACGCTAAATCATCTAAATATTTCTGTCCTATTTTCGTAGCGGGGATGATCATCCGTGAGCCGCCAGCACACGCGTATTTAGCTTTAAAGTACCGGTCATTAATTTTCATCGGTGCCATTTCATCACCGACCATTTGAGAATCAGGCTCGCAATTATTCCATTTCCCTGGGATCATCGTAAAAAATGCGTGGCTTGTTAAATTCCATGTTGCCTCTACGGTCAGCATGATATTTTTCGGCTGTTCAATCGTATCGATGTAAAAAACGCCGCTTGCATAAGTCCATTCAGTAAGTTTAGCCGCCTCCGCTCCAGCAGATGCCGCCATTGATACGGCCAGCAATGCCGCCGCCCCGTAAAGTTTGATTTTGCTCAATTTGTTTTCCCTGAATTTTGGCCAAAAAAAAGCCCCGGCCTCGGGGCAAAGCAATGGAATTATCGTTCCCATGAGTCTTAATACATTTGCTTAAATTTCCACCTTTAGACAATCCGGGGCGCGCATAAGCGGCCCGCTTACGGCGACATAATGAAAGGACATTCATGAGGAAATGTCACCTTAACGCCCCGGATTGCGTAGCAAAAATGCGCCTCTTTTGTGGGTCTGTAAACACAAACGCCGTTAATTAGGAATCTCTCAATTTCCGCCCAGCATAAACTGCGATGGCTTTAGTAAAAACTCGTTGCCCTGCTGCTGCTGCACACGGCGCTCGTACCGTTCGAGAGATCCGGGGTCTAAATTTTCCTGTATGCGGTTGAGAATAAGCCCGTTCATCACCGTACGTAGGTAGAACATATTGAGAAACGGCGTGTTATCTAGCGCGGTTCTGTACCAGTCGCCCAGCTCCGCTTCTCCGCGCGTGGTGTCCTGTAGCAGGCGGATCATGCTATCCGCTGCGGTGCCAATTGGCCCGCCTACCAATGACGAATAAGCACCGGCCCCCATGCGGTTGGTCTGGCCAAAAAAGAAATCCCCCATAAGCCCCAGCCCGCCGCCCTGCGCAGCTGCAGCCAGAAACGTTTTCCCGTCTGCCGGTCGTGGTGTCTGGCCTTTGGCCAGCAGTTTGGTCTGCATTGAGATATAGCCCAGCGCCGTGGCCCATACAAAGAGATTTGCCGCGCCCACAAAAGCGCCTTTTCCGTTGCGTAACAGCGCGTTCGTGAGTGAGGCCGTTTTCGACTCGCCAAGCGCCGCCGGTGTATGACCGCGCCCGTACACCTCGCGCCCCAGCACGCTCTGCATGAAACTTGCCGTAAAGGATTTGTACTGGCCAGCAAAGCGCACCGCCTCGCCAACTTCCGTACCTGATACTGTCCCCATTTTCATGAGCGCTTGAGTGCGGTCGGTAGGCTCTGCCAGTGCAACACTCAGGCGGTCGAGCACGTAACCCCGGAGCTGGCCCGCTAAATCTTGCCGCGCATTATCCAGCGATCGGGGCGTCACTTTCAGCCCTTTGCTTTCCACGTAACCGGCGATAACATCATCAGGCACCTCGCGGATCGCCGTTGGCACCATGAATTTCTCGCCGTCTGCGCTGGCCATATCCATATTGCGAAAAATTTCCCATTCCCGTTCACCGATGCCGTGCAAATCCAATACGCGGGCGAAATCCTCAGATAGCTGCCCGTGCGGTAACTCTGCGTTTTTGGCCAGCCAGCGGGTGATCATCAGCGCGTTAGACTGCCGCCCTGATTCCGTCCAGAAGTTCATAAGGTTGTATTTAAAAAACAGCTCTTGCGCGCGGCCCATCTTCCCGGCCATGGTGTCATCGCCTGATAACCGGCGCGTGATTTCGCGCGTCATTGAGTCAGAGTAAACGCCTATCGAGGCGAAAATCTCTTTCTGTTCTGCGCTGGTAAACCGCGAGAAACGCCCTTTTATCGCGCCGGTGAGCGACTCCATAAAATTCTGCCCCTGATAGCGCATCTCACTGGCAGAAATGGCCGTATCGTTCAGCGATGAGATAACCGCGCCTCCGAGCTGGGACATTCGCATCCAGCCACGGATATTCCCTGCCACGCGCGCTAGCGTGACATTACCGGGGATATTCAGCGAGCCATCAACCTGCGTTAATACGTTGCGCTTCAGCTTGTTCAACCGGCTATTAAAATCCGCCATCGCTGCCGGGTTCCCGGCGCGCTTCAGGTCTTTGCCGATGGATTCCCCCAGCGAATTAAACATGGCCTGCGGGTTAGTTCCTAAAACGCGCATCATGCCGGTGTTACGAGCTGCGTTACTCAGGCCGCTAAATAGCGCCTCGCGCAAGCTACCGGTGCCAAACTGCTGGTTATACTCATGCCATGCGATACCGTCTTTAAAGTGCAATACGCGCTCCTGGCTAACGCGTTTGGCTACGTTCTGCGTTCCCTTGAAACCGCTCATCCAATCCGGCGTTTCACTGGTGAGATGTACGCCAGACGCCAGCCCTTTGTAAACGCTAGTTAGAAAATCCTCGCGGTTAACCGTAACGCTGCTTTCCTGGCTGTTATCGATGCGGTTAAGCAGCTGCTGCGCCAGCGCGTTGGGAAGAATGCTTTTGCTGCGAATACCTAACCGGCTTTTTTCCGCCTCGATGCGCGCGGCCAGATATTCCCCGGATGCCTGCCCGCTCTCAAATGCGGTAAGTGCACCGCTGGCAACGTCAGTATGCTGGCGCAGCCATGCAGCCGGATCTGCCTCGCGCGCCTTGTTTACGGCTTTCATCTTCGCTTGAGCTGCGTTATGCAGCTGCTGCTTAAACGCGTAATCAGGCGTGTCCGGCTGCGGCTGCACTGAGTTAACAGCTTCCATCTGCTGCGCCGGGTTGCCGTCGATGATTGACCGGTAAACGGGCTGCAGGGTTAACGTCTGCTGATAGTGTTCCCATTGCTGCGCATTCTCCTGCCGCTGCGCCGGTGTCGCGGAAATCGGCAGCGAGCTGATCCACTGCTGCGCAGTGATAGCCGTTACCCACGTCGCGCGCGGGAATATGGCGTGGATAAACTCAAAACATTCGTCGGGCTTTTCTTGCGCAGCCTTGCGCACCTTCTCGCTCACGTTGTTGAGGCCAAACTCTTTTACTGCCTGCTCTGCGGTGAGGGAGTAACAGCGAAACAGCGTATCGACTACGCCATCTTTGCGGCTCGATGTGGCATAGCACTGTGATAGGTGCCACTGCTGGAAGGTGAAACCGCCCTTGTCCCTGTCCTCATCGACGTAAAGCACAAACCAACCGGCGCACACAACATCGAGATTCGCCTCGTATGCCTCCGCGTCAAAGTTGGCCGCGTGGATGTTCTCCCAAAGCAGGGTCGCGCACTCACTCAGCCAAGCCTTTGCATCCTCCGGGAGGTTTTCACTGTCCAGCGATAACCACTGCGAATTAGCCGGGGTCATGCCTGACATAAGCGCAGAGGCCAGCATTCTGGCGCTATCCGTACAGGTGCCATCCAGTAAGCGAGCTACCTTGTGTTTAGCGCTCTGCGCGTCCAGCACTTCGCCCGCCAGCCCGTTACCGCGCAGCGGGTAGGTGTAGTCGAAGCATTCACGCCAAACCGTTTCGTGCTGGGTACGCGCCCCCTTGAGCGCGTCAGCACGGCGAATTATGGTCTCTGCCGTTTTATCCATTACGCCCCCAGCTGGGTCTTAGCCGTCGCGCCAGTCGATAACAGTGAGCTGCCAGAGTCTGCTGCGCCGCTTGCGCCGCTCGCTAGCAGAGAGGAACCTTGCTTACGCTTACGGCGCGCTGCGGCGTCTGCGTTCTCTGCCTTTGCTGCTGCGTCTGCAGCTGCAGCTGCTTCGGCTTCCGGGTCGGTCTTAACTACCTGCGGAGCACCACCACCACACATATAGAAACCCTCTATTGGTTGTAAGTGACCGATAGTTTTTAACAATCACTTTGGTGAAAATTGTGAAAATATTTTTGGCGATATCCCTACTTTCAGGCCGCGAAAAAATCCGGGGTGTAGGGGGGGTGCAGTTTCGAAAAAGGGGCCGATTTTCCAGAGAATTAATGCTCGTTTAATAGCCGCTTTACGCTCGTTTCCTGCCCGATTTCAACCGATTACGCACAAGATTTAATCGCTTTCTGTTTGCTTTCCATGCTATCAGCCGGGAACATGCCAGCCTTTATCGGTGAGTTGAGGGCGTCCAGGTGCAGGACGTTTTACGCCGTCGCTGTTAGTGACCATTGCAGGCTGCGTGTGAGCTTTCTTGATGAGGCGCAGGAATTCGGGGTTGTCAGTGAGAGGACGGCCTAACGAGTCTACAAAGCCCAGCTCATCCCATACGTTGAGCATCTGCATTGCTGATACCGGCATATCTGACAGCACGGCGTTACGCTCTACAACGGCAGCGGCATTGACATCCAGCCCCGCCATTGCAGCGGAGATCGCGCCGGTGTCAGTAGTCAAAGCTGGGTCGAATGCTGGGGCGCTGTTTGAGACGATAGCCACGCCCGCAGCCTCTGCCGCGTTCTGCTGGGTCTCAGTCTCATTGCCGGGGATTTGGATAGGTTTCTTTGGTCGTGCCATTGTTGCGGCTCCTGTGAACTGTGAGCGGCAACAATGCGCGGTGATTATGGTCGGAATCCCGACTATTGGAAGATTTGAGGAAAAACGGCTCTATTTAACATAATGGACGTTGCGCAAACCAACGAAACAGCACTCATCACGTAAACAGGTCGAAAGCCTTATTTCACGCAGTTAACTCAGCTGATTTGAGTTAGGGACACTGCATAAAGCATGCATAAACGAGGGTCAGAAATGCATAGAGATTTTATGCGCTCAACGCCTCATTTGTCGCAGTAATCACGCGCCTTTTGCTCTCATAAACGAATCGACGCTTAGAAACCACTTGAGGGAGTAATTTGCGCTCTTTGTTCGTCACCATGCACCAGAAATCGATCAACGTTTCCCCGTTATGGTGTGATGGGTGACTCCCCTGCTTCCAGCCTATAAGGGCGCTCTTTGATATGTCTGTCCACTTGGCGATCTCATAGAGGGAGATCCCCCGCCGCGTAATGTCATCGATCACACGGAACCAGTCAACACGGTACGACACGACAACCGGCAAATGCTTCTCCTTATGACGCGCACACGAAAAACGCGCGCGCGCGATGCAGAGCGCGGGCGACGAGTGCTATCACTATCAACCCTCATGAAAGCAACACGCTTCCATAATATACCCGTACATCATAAACGCCCCTTCTATTCCATCTCAACCAACACCGTTTTAACCCCTTCCAAATCAACCCCCTGAAAAAAATGTATAGAAATTTAATTGACATTAAATGTTTAGTTTTTTACTATACATCACATCGAGACGGCAAACTCGATTTAAGAACTTAAACAAACTCAGGGAATCAACAAATGAACGTTTATAAAGCAATTACAGAAATGAAAGTTGGCGATGTTTTCCAGTGGGCTGGTATCTACAAAGTAAGAATCGAAAGCATCATTGCGCTGGAAGATGGCACTTACAACGTCGAGTTTAGAAGCACCCAAGAGGGCACTTACAACCCGCCAATCGTTGAGAACATGCGCGCTACTGCAAAAGTCTGTGTAGGCGTTGAGGAACCGGCAGCACCGGCAACAGCGGAACCAGAAATGAATATCACCGCACTGATTCAGACCGCTGAGATTCTAATGCGTGATAACACCTCAACGATTGGCGCTAAGTGTGCGCGCTGGAACGCCGCTTGTGCCGAGCATGGCGGAAGAATGTTCAAGCTCTACACCCCGCGCCGCCACGCAGAGCTAACGCACGAACTGAGCGCCAAAATTGGATTGCTCGCCCTGCTGGATGATCGCACCGATGAAGATGGAATGGATCCGCGGGAATGGAGCGGAGCCGATATCGAAGCCGCTCACGCCGAGGCGCTCGAAATGGATTGGGTGCTTGATGGCGCGGTCTGGATTGTTGCCAACATGCATGACCCCGAGGTCTGGCAGCAGCAGCGCCCACACATTCGCCGCCTGGCTATCGATGTGGCTCACGGTCTGGCGCTGGACTTCCACGACGAGCTACGCCTCAGCGGTGAGAGCCGCGCCATGCTCAACGCCATCCAGAACTACGACGAACTTTAATAGCACCGGGCCGCGCAAGCGGCCCCATTCAGGGAACCAACAAATGATCACACCAAAACAGGCAGAGAAAATCAGAGTGCTGGCGCTCGAGCTGGGGAGCCATATGCGAACCATTGAACGAGCTGAAAAGCAGTGGCAACGCGACGTTGCCAAGATTAAGACCCGCACCACATATGCAGCGCTGGTAATCCTGCTGGAAGGGCTGACCGAGGAAGAGGACGAATGATGGAAGAACGTGAATCTATGACGCGCGAGCTGGGCGCACTGGCTCACCGCGTGGCGCACATCGAGGCGGTGACCCGGTGTTACACCATGCTGAAACAGGAGCTGATGGATGCGGGCATAGCAGGCGCGCCGCTTGATGAGGCGATGAAAGCCATACGCGAGATCATCCGGGAAGAGGACACGGCAGCAAGACACCGCTACAGCGATCTGATGTTCGACCTAACCCGATAACCATAGAGCGCCGCTGGGCGCTCTTTTTTTTGCCCCACGAAAAAAAGTTTAGGAAATTACTTTACATCCACTGTATAGATATTTACTATACATCCATCGAAACGAATCAACCCAAACAAGGAACCAGAAAATGAGCACAGTAAATTTATTCAGCTACGAAGAGATCGCCGAGCAGGAGCACAAGGAACCGAATATGAAACTCCGCTTACATTGGGAGGGCGAGCAAAGCGAAGCCAAAGAAACCACACCGGCGCGCATCATGCTGGATATTCTGGACGGTGAATATACCGCCGAGCAGTTCGACGAGGTTGGCTATTGCTGCACTGAATGGGACTACCAGCGCGAGCAGGAAGAACAAGCCGAATAACCAACACAGCCCGCTTACGCGGGCTTTGCTATGCAGGGAAATATGGAACTTATCGAATACATCAATCTTTACTACGGCGGCAATCAAGCCGCTTTCGGGCGGGCGCTGGCGACACGTAACGGCGCAGCTGTTTCACGGGCGCAGGTCGGGCAGTGGTGCGATGCCGGTTACGTGGTTATCAATCACACGCTGTACAGCCCGCGCAGGGAACTACCAATACCACCGGAAAGCGAATAGCGCCCCAAATGTTAAAGGCGCTCCAGCCGGTAAGCGGGAGCGCCTTAGTTACGTTTCAAGCCATTACAGGAATGACAAGATCAGCTGTAAAACAGCAATGATGATAGTGATTACGCGTTTAGCGAATTCACGATTAAACATCATCCGTTTCCTCTATCGAGGAAGGAGCCGCCCTAACTGGTTCTAACTTTCCCCCGAATTAAGGCGCTGCAAATGTTGAGTTTTTGCTTTACGCTCCTTCCAAGCCCGAACCCCGTCGCCACCACGCGTTACAGCGGGGGAAATCCTTTCGCCTGGCTTGAGAGAAGTGTTTAAACTCAACGCGATGCATTCTACCCCATCAAAATAACCACACAAAGAAAAATAGTATTAACAAACGGACACTTTTTCGAGCCTTTCCGTTGAATTGTAATTCCCAAAAATGCATACTGCCTACGTTGAGTTTTTGCTTTACGCTCCACTTAAAACCCCGCCTTAATCGAAAGGGTTTAGTGATAGTCATACGGTTAAGCGGATTCCTTACCAGCTTCCGTGATACCCAAGAAAACCCCGGCCCCCGTGCTGGGGTTTTTTTTGCGCCCTATTTCACACCGTCAAATCTTCCCCCTTCTCACCGGCTTAAGAAATCTTTAGTTTCAGTTAGGGAAAGTTACGGGGGACGTATGGAAGAATTGAGATCAGCACTGGAAGATCTGCGCGACGATGCCAGCGAGCTGGAAAGAAACCTTAAGCATGTTCTTTGCTGCATGGCACTGCAGCGGGCGTTCGGCGAGCTGCGCGCCGCACAGGAAACAATGTGGCATAACGGCAACGGCGAGCTGCCGCCGCTTTACGATGAGATAGACCGATTTATAAAACTGGCTGATTGCATCGTTTGATCACCACCATGAAAAAACCCCGCTGCTGCGGGGTTTGTCGTTTTAATCCTTCGGTTTCACCAGCGACGGCTAATGTTGAGCTGTCAAAGGGGCGGTATTTTCTCGACAGCGGCGGATGGTAAGCCGCTCAACAAACTTATACATCAGCGGAGCTAATACGCCGGTGGCAACAATTGAACCCAGCTGCCAGACATTATTACCGGTGCTGTACAGGTAGTGCTTTGCAACAAACTGCGTAATACAGTGACATAGGTACAGTGAGTAACTACACGTCCCCAGCAGCTGCACGGCGCGGCATGTTAGCAGCCCGTAAAAGCTAAACCCGTTGCGGATGAAAAAGAAAATAACGGCAACGTAGAGCGGAGAGGATACGCTGAACGGATTGCGGCGAATAAGCAGGGAAATTAAAACGACAAATAGCATCATACAGATCCAATCAGCTGGCCGCCGTTTGTCATCGATAGCCGCAATCAGGAAGCCGCACAGGAAATACATAATCAGGCCAAGGTTTGAATGTGCGCCGATAAACAGATGTTTCGCCAGCCAGACGCCAACCATGCAGATAATCACTACTAACGCGCGCTTGTGCGTTATGTAGCGCATAAGCAGCGCTATAAACGGGATAGCAACGTATAGGCGCAATTCCCATACCAGTGTCCAGGTAACACCAAGACCCGAATTGCCAGGGTAAGCGCCGTTAATAGTAGGGAATGGCATTTTGAAAAGCGTAGGCAAAGAACGGATAAACCACAGCGGGGTTGATACTGCATCTGAGCCGTTAACGATTAGCGATGCAACGTATGCTATAGCGGTTATGGCGATGATCGGCGGGTATATCCGGGCAACCCTCCCCACGATAAACGCACGCGTATTAAAATGAGGTGCCAACGCTTTGCGGAAAAATAGGAATCCACTGAGCATAAAGAACAGTGCTACAGGTAATACCCCGGTGAGGTTGAAAGCACGAATTATAGATTCCGGTAGATAGTCAACTGACCAATAATTATCATCGGCTCCCCCAGCTCGATAATATATATGGAAGATGGCAACAGATGCAGCGCAGACACCGCGCAACCCCTCTAACGTTTTATATCCTTGCTTCTGAGGTTCTATGTTGAGAACCCATGAAACCGCATAAACCGTGCCCACTAAAACTGTAAAATAAGATAGATATTCAATGATTAAGTGCATTTTTGCTCCCTCTTGTTCCGAACATGAATCAAGCGGCACAAGCGCACAGCACATTAATACAATGCCCATAAAAAACCCCGCTGCTGCGGGGTTTCTGTTTCAGTTCCTGAAAAAGCCGTTAACCGGCAAAGATACGTTTGAGCCTGCATAAGGTTCATATTCACAAGGGCGCGCGCGCGGGGCCATCCTCAAACACTTTTCCCGCAACGCTCGCACCTTCTTAAACTCTGAATCCATGTAAGCATTCTCAAGCGCACCGGTTAGCACCGTTGCAGCCCGCCGGTATAGACCGCGCGCCATCAGGCTGGCAGCGGTCTCTTTTGCGGTCAGCAGCATGGCGGTACTGGATGCCTGGAGCGCAGGCGGCGGCAGCGGCTCGCCCTTCTCGTTCATTTCGCCAGGCATTGAGTAGTGATAGCCTTTCGACAACCGGCGGCGCATCAAAATGCCCTTTTCTGTCAGCTCTTTGGCGATGCGTGATGCATACGCAAAATCCATTTGCAGATCGTCGCTTATATCGCGGGCCGTTACGCCCGGATTGCTCTCCACATACCCTAATACCGAAGATAAAACCCTATCTCCAATGGTGCTGGCCATCGATTTCCCTCCTGCTTAAACCGGCAAATAATCCGGGCGCATATCGTTTAAAGTGACGCTGTAACTTTGGTGCAGATCATCCCCCAAATGGCGTTTAGCCGCCAATAAAACTTTTTCGGCGCGCTCAAAAAGTTCCACGGCGTCTGGCTCTCCCGGTTTGGGGATCTCGTTAATGGCGGTCGTTACAAAATTCAGGTGCTTGAGTTGGTGAAAGCGCTTCGCGGCTTTGTTTTTCAGCTCAAGATGCAGCGTTGCACCCAGCTCCGCTTTGTGGGAATTGATTTCCTGCCCTACGCTCTGCGCCTCTTCCACGGTGCTGGCCTCATCGATGCCGAGGCGGAACCGTTCGCACAGCTCATCAACGTTAACGGCTTCCTTTTCCGCGTCGATCACGTCACCGGCAATTTCTGACACCGTAACGTAACGCGTAACGCCATCACGTAACGGCGTTACGTCTTTTTCCTGCGGCGTTTCCAGCTCGTCTTTGGTGTACACGCCGAGGATCACTTCCGGGCAGTACAGGCGCGCCCAATACTTAACAGCCAGATATGCGATCTGCTGTTTGGGGTTTGATACCCATAACGGTGAGTTACGAGTTACCACGCTGGAGAGATAGACCGGCTCGCCCCACGTAATTTCACTTTCCCCGCGCAGCTGCGCGCCCACTTCCACGTAAAGCCCCTTTTCATCCGCGTCAACCCAGCCGCGAACGGTTTCGGTCGTGGTGTACTTGCCATTGCGCCCGGTCTTTTCAACCTGCGCCGTTTTCGTGACCGTAACGCGTGACCAGTCGCCGCCGTAACGGTAATGAAACCGGCTTTGTACTGCTTTCGAGCTGGAGATCACCGCGTTAACGAGCTGCGCCTCATAGCCCAGCGCGCCGTTTACCAGGTGAGTTTTCTGCGCTACTGCATAGGGATTCATGCCCCACTGCATAGCCTGCATTGCGATGGCCATACAGTCAGCTGGCTTTCCGGCGAGGTGTGCGGGAACGGTAACAACGGCCTGCGACATCAGATCCGCCAGGCTTGTGAGCTGGCCCAGCATTGTGGGATTGAAAATGGCGGTGTTAGTGTCGATAGTCGCCGGTGCTAATTCGGTCATAAAAAAGCCTCATTGTGAATAATGAGGCTGATAATCGATCAGTGATTAGGTCGGAATCCTGACCACCGTTACGCGTTACGGTCGTAACGTAACGCATAACGTAACGCGCGTAACGCAATGCATGTAACGCTATACGTTACGTAACGCATCTAAACGCTGCCGCTCGTATTCCGTCAAATAATCGGTGTACTCTTCTGTTACCGGCGCAGGCCAATAGCCGGAATCCATAGCCGCCGCAATGCGCCGCATGGTTTCGTGATACTCCAGCGCGCCCAGCTCGATCTGCTCAGTGTGCGCCCATACCACTGCAACCCAGTGATAGCCCTCGTCTTTGTTCACGAATATCCATGCGAATTTATCCAGCGCGGAGTTTTCGCAGTACATGCCCGCACTAACGTGATATTCGCGTTTCATGATCTCCCGGTGTAACACCGCTTTGATATCACGCTCGCGCACGTCACCAATGCTTACCGTTTTAAGGTCGAACCCGAGGCGCAGCCCTTCGAACTCAATTTCCAGATCTGGCCGGGTGCGGATTTCCAGCCCGGTCTCATCGTCAATACCAAAGTAACTCACCTCTACCGTGCGTGACGCGTGACGTAACAACTTGCCCGCGTCCGGGTCGGCGAAAAGCGCTGCCTGCATAGCCAGCGCCGTGGCGTATTGTTCGCGCGTCACGAGGATCTTACCTTCGGGGTTTTCCTCCCATTTGGCGATCAGCTCGTCAGCAAATACAGCGTCGGGCTTAACCGCCCGGATAGCAGCAGCAACGGCGGCTTTTGTACCGGAGGTTTTGAGAGGCTTCTCTCCCTCGCGTAACGCAGCGTTATGCTTGTCGATAAACTTCCGCATGCTGGCCATCGTGGTAAACGCGCCATCGGGTAACGCCGGTTCTATGCTGAATTCCTTCTCTACGGTCTCCGGCTCCAGCGCCAGCGCATGCAGCAAACTGCCCAGGCTGAAAGCTTTGGTTTGTACGCGCTCAATCTCTTTCGTAACGTGCTTTTTGTGGAACAACAGCAGGCTAATGCGGGCATCTTTAATCTGCGAGCTGCTTATGCCGTTCGCGGCGTGATAGGTTTCGTTGGGGATATTTTCATAACGGCCAGGCTCAAAATACGGGGGTACTGCAGGGGTTTCGGACAATGGATCACCTCAGAAAGCAAAAGCCCCCTTGCGGGGGCTGTTGTCAGTGTTTTACTTGGGATTGTACACCGGGCGAATATGTTGATTTGTACTTCTCGTAATCCATTCCGTAGGCGTTATCGGCCTCCAAAATCATCACATACAGATCGCCTATTGAATTAACTGCGCAACCCATACAATGCACCTCTCCCATGACATAAAAAGACGTTACGTCATTCGTTAAAATAATATCAACGGCTTTACTATCTTTAACGTCTGTCCGGGAAAACAGCCCATAAAGCTGGTCGTTAAGATTGAATTTCCCAAACCCATTACCCAGGTCAACCACTTTTAATTCTGCAAAATGAATCTTTCCCACAATCAACCCCTAAATTTCGTGCGCCATCTGGTCAGCTTCGGCGCAATGTTTACAACAATATTTTCTGTTTTCTGATTGGGCGACGCCGCCCCTATAAAAAAACAACACGCTTTCAAATACTTCTGACTCTTCGATCTCTTTATCGCAATACTCGCAATTCGTTCTCAAATGGTCGGATCTCCCTTCTGGTTCAAAATCGCTAATAGCTTGCGGAATATGATTCTGGATAAAGACGGTTTCGCCCTGTTATACACCGGCTCGCCGCGCATCCAGTCGCTTATAAAACTGATATTGCCTTTCATCATGGTTGTCCTTTCATTAACAGATTTTTGCCTGCGCAAGGGCTGTCGCCACCATTCGCACACGCAAAAACTGTCAAAGTCAGAGGCTGATCACATCTGAACGGAAATAACTTTAAGAAAACCTAATTAGTTAGGCAAGTATTTTTTTAAGGAAACTTAATGGTAGGAGTGTGATCGATGGGACTTTGTTAAGTCAATTAAAAAAAGAGATTACTTCTTAAGGCTTTTTTTCCTTTGCGCTGCCTTAAGCTCCTGATAGCGCCGCTCGTTTTCATCCACTTGTTTTTTAAGGGATTCAAGGAACGCCATCTGATCCGAATCGGGCAGGCTGTCGAACAACTCTATAAGAACAGTCTGCGTCTCATTTAGGGCTACCGTAGTGAATTTATCGCCAGTTATATCCGCATTTAAAGCCCCATCATCGCCATATAGCAGCCATTCCGGGGGCTTTCCTATACATCTGCTTAATGTTTGCAGGCGTGGGCCATTCGGTTTTGTTTCGTTTATCTCCCAAGATCTTACCGTTACGTGACTTACCCCGAGGCGCTTCGCCAGCTCCGTGCGGGATAACCCCATATCTAGCCTACATTCCCGTAGGCGCTCGCCGAGTGTTTTTTTGTTCATAGTTAGGATAGTTTAATTTCTCCTTGACTTAATAATCCCTATATTCTAGCGTTTAGGCAAACTTAACTTTTGAGAGGTAAATAGTGTTCACGGCTGATGCAATTAAATTTTTCGGGAACAAATCGAAACTAGCAAAAGCTGCCGAGGTTTCGCCGCCGTCCGTTTCCGTATGGGGCGAATTAGTGCCAGAGCGTAACGCGATGCGTCTGCAGATCGCATCTGGTGGCGCTCTCCAGTATGACCCGCGTGTCTATAAATTGGCGGCTGAAACAAAGCGCCTGAAAAATCAGGTTCGCAGTAACTCAACAAAATAACGGTGACCGTTATCAACCGTAACGCGTTACGTAACGGCGTTACACGGATGGAAAAGAAAGCGCAGGTGATCGATGTCTGGTGATTGGTGGATCAAGATGCGCACAAGCCTACCAAATGACCCCAAAGTCAATGGCATAGCGAGAATTTTAGAGAAGTCCAACGGGGGGAATTTTACCGTTGCCGGTGATAACACCGTGACGGCATCGCGTTACGTAACGCGTTATGTAACGGTTGGTGCGTTACTCGTTTTCTGGAGTAACGCTAACCGTCACGCACGTGACGGCGTGTTGCCTCATACAGATCTAAAAGATATCGACGAATTAGTGCAGATCCCTGGCTTTGGCGATGCATTAGCAGAGGTCGGCTGGGTAGTTTATGACGCGGAAAATGATTGCATCCATCTCCCTAACTTCACTGAATTCAATAACTTAGCTGGCGGTAAAAAAAGCAGCGCAGCAGAAAGGCAGCGCCGATATCGTGAGCGCAAAAAGGCGTTACTCGCGTCACAAAGTGACGAAAACCGTTACGTAACGCGTGACGTAACGGAGACCGTAACGCGTGACGTAAGAAAAGAAAAGAAAAGAAAAGATCTAAAAGACTTAAAAGATCCCCTACCCAAACCCTTCCCGGCGGGAAGGGATTTTCGGGGCGAGGTTGCGGATCTGCTTGAGGGAAAATTGTCGGGGGAATCTGCGAGTGAGTTTCTCGCCAGCGCCGTGGAGGTTTTGAAATCTGCTGGCCTGGCCATTCGTCTCGAACATCCCGTTTCAGACCGGGGCGATGGGCGCAGCGGGCGAGTTGATATTTACGTGACCGATGGCGACGGCTCCAGCTGCGGAATCGAGCTGGACTGGAAAACCCCCCGCCTGAAATCGATCACCAAGCTGGCGCAGCTCGATGCGGGGATTTGCGTTCTCCGGGAAAGCGCCGCCAAGCGGCACGAATCGCAAGGCGTGGTGATTATCAGCGGCTCATCGGCGCAGTCCATCACGCCGGATCTCCCTGATTGGCTATCGCCGGAGCTTTGGCAGCGCTGGGTTGAATACCGGATCTCAAAAGGCCGAAAAATCAACACAGTGGGCGAAGTTAACGCGGTGATTTCCCTGCTGGCGAAGTTTCGCCAGGCCGGTCACACGCCGGGGGACGTGATTGATTTTGCGATGCAGGCCGGGCTAACCGGGTTGATCGCGCCAAACGGCGGCAAACCCCAGCCCCGAGATATCACACAAATTTCCGAACCGGACGCGGAGATCCCGACCGGATTCAGAGGATGAATATAAGCGCATCTAAGCGGCTCAAAACCATACCCGGTACATGTGGGTTACTTAAGGGGAGTTAACGCCGTAGAGGTGCCATTCCTTTCGAAATTGAGGGGTTTCGAAAGCAGGTTTTAGGTTTAATTTGAGGAAGTTCTATGTTCGAGGGAAAAACGGCGCGGGAAATCATCGCAGAGAAGTATAGCGAATTTCCTGAAACTTTGCTGCATGCGGAGTTATGCCGAGCGTGTGCGCGGGCAGATGGTCGCAGCGTTAAGCAGGCGCTGCGGGGCTTCTCGTTCGCACGGCGAAAGGTAGTCACGCATGACGATCTGAAACATGCGTTAAAGCTCATGCATTCGAGCATGTTCCCGGAGACGGAAATAACCACTCTCCGGGCCTACCTTACCCGCCTTGAAACGGCGCTTGTGAGAGGCACCGGCGCGAAGCGCAAAGGGGAAAAACCGAAGCCGAAAGCCTGCGGGAAATGGGGCGACAAGGTGCCCCCAAAAATCGAGGCAAAAGCGGATCAGGTGATGGCGCTTTACCGGAGCAAACAGGTTAATCACACCGCTGTTTCACGCCACACAAAAGGCGGTCGCCCGGTGTGCGTCTGGCTTGAGGTTAATTTGCATTGGCGGCTGATTTCATTCGACGGCGGCGAGGCTTGGCAGCTCGTTACCACAGATAAATTCATCAGGGAGATTTCGAAAGTATGACGGTTAAAACTTACACGGCAGAAGAATACAACAAGCTGGCTACTGAAAACGCGGCGTTGATCGAGGCGCGCGATACGCTGGCCCGCCTTTTCGTTGAGTCTGGCGGCTGCGCAGAGACCGCGAAAGCGTGGCAGCAATTTTCCCCCGAAACGGGGAGCTACATCGGGGATATTGCCAGCGGCGCGCGGTTGGCGCTGCTGGATGAAATGTTAGTGAAATGTTTTTTGATGGCAGGGAAAGCAGAGACGCCGGTCGTTTCTGAAATGGCTAAAAGCGCCGCCAGCGTAGTGGAATTTTACCGCCGCCGTGAGGAAGAACGCGCCGAGGGGATGCATTCATGAAAGTAGGTGCAGCCTATAAATTACAGCGTTTACAAATCGCATCAGAGGCGATTGATGATGCGATCACCGCGCTGGAAGAATTGATTATCGACTACGACGAAAGCCGGGAAAATTTCAGCGCGGCGCATCCCCGCGCCGCTTACCTACTTAACGTTGTCCAGTTACGAATGATTTACAAAACATTGCAGCGCGGGCGCATTTAATTTAGTTGATTTCGCTAGGCGCAAAACCAGTGTTACTAATAAGTAAACTTAGGGTTGAAAATGAATAAAGAAAATAAATCACAAACTGATAAAAATCGCCGGTTGGTTGCGTACAAACATATGGAAGCTTTTTTAAGGAAATGGAAACAGAAACCAATGGCGAAGATATGCTTTGCATTGCAGCATTATTAGCAAATATTTCAGATTTCATGCTGGAATTATCAAAGCCAGATCTTAGGGCTTATATCGCGTTACATCCTTCCGTCATGCAATTGATAAAAATCGCTTCCATGTATAAACAAATTGCAGAGATTGCCGAGGTGCAAAATGCGTAACGCAAAAGAATTTCATAGTGATGCAGTATTGAGCTGCGCTAAGGCTTTGGCTGGGCTGTTCCAAGAAACCAACCCGGAACATGTTGGTGAGGTAATGCATGTTTTCGGTATCTTGCAAGTCATGATCATGGGATCGCTGAGAGAGGTTTCAGACATTGACCCAGAATTTAAAGAAATCTTGCGTGATGTGATTGCGCATTTAGAAAGCGCAGATCAAACGCTTTCGAGTCCTAGCTGGCTGGAGGAATCGACGGAGTTTAGCGCATGAATCCCGTTACATCTGATACTGATTTGATCCCGATCAGGGAAGTTATTCAGTCGGTCGGCCTGAAAAAATCTGCCATCTATGACCGTTGCAAGCGGGGCGAATTCCCGAGACCCCGCAAGCTGGGAGCCGCATCGCGCTGGGTACGCGGCGAGGTTGAGGCGTGGAAGAAAACCCTGATTAACTAACCCCTTGCCGCCGCAAGTGATCAATATGGTCTGCATACCATTGCATCATTTCGCGGCGGCCATCTAAATATAACGCATGGTTATAAATGCCACGTATTTTATTACCATCCCTATGCGCGAGCTGTAGCTCAATCCAATCCGGGTTAAACCCCTGACCGTTGAGAATGGTGCTCAATGTGTGCCGGAAACCGTGCCCTACTACCCGCCCTTTGTAGCCAAGCCGATAAATCAACAATCCGATCACCATTTTATCCATCACCCCTGTAGGATCGCCTCGCTTTGGGAACATATTTTCATAGCGCCCGGTTAATTGGTGCAGTTCGCGCAGCAGCTCAACAAGCTGGCGAGATAATGGAACGATATGAGGACGGCGCATTTTCATAAACTCCGCTGGGATTTCCCACAATCCCTGGTCGAAGTCTACCCACGCCCATCTTGAATGGCGCAGCTCATGAGTGCGCAGGCCGGAGAGAATGAGGATTTTTAGCCCTAAGTGTGATAGCCCGCCGTGCCGTTCGTAGCCATCGAGAGCGGTGAGGAAGGCCGGGAGTTCGTTGGCGGTTAGGTGTGGGCGGATCTTTGCGAAATGTGGACGCAGCGCTATGTGCAGTTCGCTGACCGGGTTATATTTGGCACGGCCAGTAGCAACGGCATAGCTGAATATTTCACTACACCACCGGCGTACTTTTCCAGATAGTGATGTAGCCCCGCGTCGCTCAATCGCCCGGATTAAATCGAGCACTTGCACCGGCTCAATGCTATCTATGCGATATTTGCCGATCCAAGGAAAAATATTATTTTCCAGCCCCCGCATAACGTCACGGGTATATGAATCGCCCCACCCGGTTTTTTTGAAGTCATACCACTCTAACGCGATATCTTCAAACGTCACCTCTTGTGTGCGCAAAAGTAATGCGTTAGCAGCTTTTGCCCTAACTGGATCGACTCCCTGCGCCAGCAATTTTTTTGCCTCGTCGCGCCGGTCGCGCGCATTCGCAAGTGTTATCGATGGGTATACCCCAAGCGCTAATAAACGCTCTTTCCCCGCAAATGTGTACCGCCATCGCCAGTATTTTGCGCCATTGGTTTTCACCAGTAAAAATAGGCCGTTTCCGTCTGGTAATTTATAATCTTTGTCGTATGGTTTCGCTGTATCTACTTGTCTTGCCGAGAGTTTCATTTGTACCCGTTTCCCCTTTTTTAGTCCCGGCGTTGTACCCGAACGGGTTGCGGATTTCAACGGATCACCACGGACAACCACGGACAT